GATTCTGTACGCTCGTAGTTGCGCCAGATGTTAACGATACGTTTGCTCGGGCATTTGTACCGCCAATCACTACGCCACGCTTAGGAGCCACGTATAGGCTTGTTGTGCTTGATGCAATCCCAACAGGCACCGAAACTTGACCTATTGTGCTTGGCTCTGTGACAGTTAAAAGACCAGCTGTTGCAGCAGACAAGAAATAAACTTCTCCAGCTGTCAAACCTGTTAGGCCGGTAACTTCTCCGGATAGCGTTAATTCAAAATTATTTGCATCTACAATCTTACTAACAACGCCTACAACCTCTGCTGCTGCCGATGATGTGGCAATTGCTTTTGTGTAAGTAGTGCCGACTAAGTAAAGAGTATCACCAAGAGCAAAACCGTGACTTGCTTGAAGCACTTTATCAATTGTTCCACCGCCGCCGCCAGCAATAGCCGCCCAACCTGCCGTTGTGTAACCCTCAAACGAATCCGAGGTTGAGTTATAACGGACGTAACCGTTTACACCTGTTGGGCGTTCGGCTTCTGTACCAGCAGGAAGTTTTAAGGCCCCCGTGATAGCTTCGGTAGAGGATATTTTTTTGTTAAATAAATCTTGAGTTGCCGTATGTAAAACAATATTTCCTGTGTCGTCAGGAATTAAATGCACTCTGCTATTTGTCAGAGTTGATTGTGCTTTGATTGTAGATGACAATGAGTTAGTTGCATCGTTAAAAGAAATACCATTATTATCTGTAACGCTTACGTTTCTTCTTAAAAGAATTTTTCCCGTGCCGTTAGGAATGATCGTCAAATCTGAATTTGCTACAGTTGTTTGAATTATACTTGATCCAAGTTTTAAATCTGAAAATTCAATTGACCCAATTCCTGTCATAGTGGAATTTGTCAGCGTTACAAGAGAGTTTTTAACTAATGTGCCCGTGGTGTTATCCCAGAGGACAAAATTATTAACGTCAGATACTGCCGGCCCGTATACACCAGATGCTCCAATATCTTCAACACGTGCAAGTGTTCCGCTTGTTGGCAAGGTGAGGCTTGTTGTCCCGGTAGTTGTAAATGTCACTGCATGATTGCCGCTTCTTGTTAATGTCGCAGCGTTGTTATTGCTTACACCTGTACCACCGTTAGCCGGTGTTACCACGCCACTTAAATTCGCCGCTGTGATATCAAACATAGTAGCGATATCCTTTTCTGCGCCAAGAGTTCCTATTGCAAACTTATTTGTAGCTGCGTCCTTATAAATCAAAGATCCATCAGTACCAACACGATCAACGGTTAATCCAGCACCCTCGGAGGAAGCATCGCTACCGCCTTTATTTACTGTGATGTTTTTGTCTGTTACATCTAAGTTTGTAGATTCAATAGTTGTCGTCGTTCCTTGAACGGTCAAGTTACCCGAGACGATAACTGTAGAAGTTGCTCCACCAAGCGTCAAATTATTGGCACCAATGCTTGAACCAACAGACAAAGCACCGGCTGCAGGAACGTCAATAGAGCCGCCCGTTACTTTTGGTTGATTGAGAGTGACGTTAGTTAAAGTCTTACCGTCGACGGTTTGGTCGCCTACCGTTAAAACAACTTCTCCCTGAATATCAGGGAAAGTGTAAGTTTTATTTGTTGTGTTGTTAAATTTTATTGTAGCTTGCGTTCCCGTTGTGGCTGACGTCAAGTCAACGCCAAAGAGTTTGGTGGCGTCAGCGGCATCAGTTGCCATTATCGTAGTGCGCCATGCCCCGTTAGAATAAACACGCAAGGCTTTTAGCGTGCTATTAAGGTAGAAATCACCGTCAACAGCGGCGCCATTAACAGCAACATAAGCTGCATCATTAGCGTACACAGTCGCAGGGAAAGCCAAGTCGTCTGGTGCGGTAACGTCCGTGCCGTTGGCAAAATATAGTTTTTTAATGTTAGCCATTTTATACTCCTACGTTTCCATTGGCTTTAACGTTTGTCTTGCTTCCAGTCTGGTCTAAGCTAGTTATCATAGCGTACCCCGGAAAAGTCATAAGAGCGTTATTATTTTGAATTTCAATAATATCACCAATTTTAGACGCTAAATCTTCGCTTGAGGTTGCTAGCGTATATTCTACATTCGACGTAGAAAAATATCTAGCTACGAAGTCCTTTCTACTAGACATATCGTCTAAAACATGGTCGACATTTTTTGTTTTTTCAGTTCTTAAAAAATACTTTAGGCGAGGAAAATCAACGGTAGCATTATACAAGGCCGTGTCTTTTTTGTGAGCCTCTTTAAAGTTTAGATTAGTAAAGATGACGGAAGTCGCCAAATCTTGAAAATCTATAGTTGAGCTAGTAGAGCCTTGTAACATGTTAACGGGGTTCTTTTTTGGTGCAAAAAAACCGTCAAGCGCTTTCATAACGTAATACTCAATCTCTCTAGCATTGTTAATTCTCAACAGTGAGAGAACCGAGCTAGTAACTTTTTGAGCTATTTCTAGGTAGCTAGGGTAGGCAGTCTCTCCAAAAGTAGGAACGGTCAAGCAAACTTTTCCGCCAAATACGGCATCGGCTGCAGTAAAGGTTGAATCATTAGTTGTTAAGCCGCCTGCTTTACAAATAAACTTCATAAATCTGCTGTGAGAGACTTCCTCAAACGGTGAAAAACGCCCTTTAACGCTCAAAGATCCCGGTAAATCCCCGCCTATATCTGCAGAGGATACAGTAGCGTAAACGTGGCTTACAATCTCACCGCCATAGGTATAGCTATTCGCAATAGACACCGTAAACGGCAAATATCTACCACTATACTTCATCGCTAACGTCGCAGCACTTGCTGGATTAGGCTTGTCCACCCGGTCATATTTATATTGGATATCTCCGTTACCCTCAGAGAATAACGATATTGAGGGAACCGTATTCGCCGCCGGAAGCGTAACGCTAACTGAGCCGGAAATGCGGTAATCATTTGTATTATAGCTATAAACTACCGGAGCAAATGCGCAGTTATAAAGATTACCTTCAAATGTAAATAGCTGGTTATGGCAGCAAAATGCTTTATAGGTAGCGGCACCCGAGCCTGTAATAGTTAGGTTAGGTATATAGTCGCCAATCTCACCGTTAAAATTATCTAAATACATTAAAATAATAGGGTGATAATCGACAGCCTGCGTTGTGTAGTTTTTGTCGTAATCAGCATAGCCGCCATTTGTATAAAGGCGATATGACCTGATGATGTTTCCGAATGTAAGTTTTTTAAGTTGATTACCTATCATTCTGCCTAAATAGAATTGAACTGACGTCGCTTGCTCAAAATTTTCTGTTAACGGTATAGCTCTGAGTCCGTCTGACAAATGAAAAAACTTATAAAAATCTCCATAGTTTCCGCTCTGGCGGCCTCCATTGCTTACAATTAATGGGCTAGTCCGACCAACGACAAGCGTTGCCGTACTGTTTTCGTCGGCTTGGCTTATGTATGGAGTTCTAGTATTTGTTTTATAATTGTAGGCTTCTTTCCTATCTCCAAATTCTGCCGAATCTTTAAGAGTGTTAAATGTATCAATTAAGTTAAAGGTGCAAACTCCGTATTGATAACTTATAGAGGAAACGACGCCGTCAAATATTCGACGGTTTGTATTTGGAGAGTCTATACAAGCCCAGACCGTAACCGGGGCATTGGCGTAACTATCAGCACTAAGTTGTAAAAACGTATCAGTAGATATTACGTCAATTGAAGTATTGCTTAGGCTGAAAACTCCCTCTGCAATGTCACGCATAGACTGCGAAAATTGAGGGTAGTTTTTAATCTTAGGTAGCCATGAGGCTGTAGCAATACCGGAGTCTACTAAAGTTGTATAACGAACCACGCCGCCAGTCATATAGATACCGTGCTCAAAATAAGTTACGTTATCTAAGTCTGCAAGATTTGTAGCTGACTCTATTAATATAAACTTACCATATTCGTCTTCGCCCAAAGACCACTTGTTCGAAGGTATTAAAGCGCCGTTTACGTAGATTTCTTCAATTAAAAAATCAATGCTTTTTGGCAAAATATATGCTTTATAAACGTTTGGAGTCGCTGTAGACACTGGCTCTAAGCCGACACGCCCTTTTAATTTGACTAAAAAAAATCTTTCACTTGCTGATTTTTGTGCTTCTGCCTCAAACGTCATCGCTTGACTCCGATAGCGGCTCTAGCTCCGGCAGTGTTTTCAATGCCTACTGGCTGCATCCAATCACACCATACGGCCAAATAAGTTTCAACACTGTCAGGATTATAAAACTGAGTTTCCATACTTAGAAAGTAATCCAATTGATTTGTCATCGGGTACTCTGGAAAAGTAAAAATAATATCTCCAAGCCAATCGTTTCCAACTTGGCCTGTTACGTCGTTACTAAACTTGAACCAATCTGAGCTGTGTATTGGTGCTCCGTTTTCGTAGCTAGATAAAACGAGTCTTAAATTATATTCGTAAGGCACTGTAACCTTGTTATAAACTCTCATATGAACCATATTGAGGTCGCCCCAAGTATCGTTGTAATATTTTCCAAGATTACTTTTGATTGCCTCAATAACGATAAAATAAGCGTTGCGGGGGTACAGTTCTATATTCATTAAATGACCTCCCGCATTTCAACCGATAAATTATAATAACCACGCAATACGTGCTGTAGCTGCAGCGGGCTTGTAACAGAAAGGTAGTGAGTCATTTGCGAGAGCTTTAGGCTGACATTTTTTCTTGGATCAATGCAGAGGAAAAATGGGTTTTCTACTCCGAGGTCATAGAAAAGTTGCTCCATTTCCTCTAGCTCTTCATCTTTTAAAAACTGGACACCCATGCCAGAAATTGCAAGTTGTTTAGGTCGGCGGTCAACGTAAAGAGCTCCGGATTCAGAAATAAGCCTTGCGCTCAAGTCTTCACGCTGACGTGTAAAACCGACAGCAATATTTGTATTTGTAGGAGTGACTGCGCTACCAAGATACAAAACGTTAGCTTCAATAGACCGATTTTTTTTATCATCAATAAATATGCGCCAAAATCTACAAGGCTGAGCGTCATTAGGAGCAATGAAAGCACCAAAGTCGCTAACCTCGTAATCAAGATCGACAGGAGGGTTATCCCATGTGTCTAAGTTATTTCCCTGCAGTCTTATGCGTGAAGTTCTCATTTTAAAAACTGAGTTAGCTTCTGGCAATATTGCAGAAAAATCGGCGATTTGAGGTAAACCTAAGTCTATTTTGAACCACTCGCCTGTTGAGGCTCTTTGCTCATCAGCTTCAACTATTGGCCCCGACCTATCCACTGTTCCAAAATAACCCAAAATATTCCAAATAGCGTTGGCTTGGTTGCTAATATTTAAACTAATGTCTGAAGCAGTTAAAGAATCAAAATAAAATTTATTGGCATCATCTGTTGCGATTATGGCAATTCCAGATATTAAAGCATTTATAGCAATAGTTAATTCTGATTTTGAATAGCTTCCCGGCGTAATCGTTTTTGTCGTCCCATTAATATAAAACTTATTCGCCGTCGCCGGTATTTCGAAAGTGAGCGACGCTTTCCATAGTTTACTTCGAATGGGGTCATATAGATTAGACGTAGGGTAATCGGGTTGCGCAGGAGTCGACGTGAACGCTCCAGAGTCAAGCCAGTTATTAAAACAAAATCTAGCATTTTGTTGGCTTACCGTCATGCCGTTAGCCTCGCATTTTGTCGGTTCAGTTGCAAAATTATATCAGCAAAAGCCGATTGATTCACTTTAGCTTCGGCTTGTACGACGATAGGTTTTTGAACCTCAGACAGTATAGACGCAAGCATAGCGGTATTGCTAGCTCCAGAAGTGTCACGCTGAGCCGATAAATAAGCGCCTAATTCGCTGACCATATCTCTTGGAACCACTAACTCCCCGGGCGTTAACATCGCCGGGACGGTATCTGTTCCTTTAGCTAAAGTGCCTTGAGCGGCGTATACAATACCGCCTTTAGCAAGCCCAAGAAACTCAGAAATCACACCTTTACCACCACCACTGCCGCCAATATTTTGTGGTGTAATAGAATCTGCAAACTGCCGAATCATGTCAGCCAGCCCAAGCAATGCGTTCTCGATTGGCATAAATACATTGCTAATACCGTCCACAATTCCAGTTATAAGGCCACCAAATGCTATTTCAAGTGCAGGCCCAATATCATTAAAGAATTGACTAAAGGCAGGGCCTATAGCGTTTATAAAATCAGTTATAGCGCCAGAAAAGCTGACGGCAAAAGAATTTATAGCACTATTGAATCTATCGTCGAACCCTTCGAATGAGTTTTCAAGGTCTCTACCAAGGCTTTCAAATGTTCTTCCAAAGGCTGGCCCAATCTCAGTAAAGAACTGAGTGAAAGCATCCTGTGCGCTACTTGAATACTCTGTCACGCCATCAGTGACAGCTTTGCCGAGTTCTTCACCAGATTTACCAAATATTTCTTCTGATAATTTGGCAAATACAGGTTGTCCTGCCATTGCTTTTGCAATAGCTATTCCAATCCTTAAAGCCCCGCCTTTGTTTACAAGCGTATCAACTAACGCTTCAACGACTACAGGTATAGATTCAGAAATTGCCTGAATTATATCAGGAATAGATTTGATAAATTCTGTAATAAACTTTTTAGTAGCCTCAGGGCCTTGTGAAAGCAATTCGGTAATCGCACCGAGGCCCGGTATACCAAATGAAGCGCCAATTGTTTCAGCAATACCAGATATCGCTTTAGTAGCCCCGGCCTTACCCTGTAACGCTAAAGCCAAACCGCCGGATATACTGGCAGCTATTTCGCCTTCCTTGAATGGTGAACCAATATCTATGCCAGATTTTGCAAACTCAACAGCCCTTGCAATCTGCGCACCAAGTTTATCGGCAAGATTTCCAAAAGGATTTTCAAATACTGATTTTAAAAATACTTGCTGTTTTTCAAACTCCGCTCGGATTTGGTCATTTGCAGCTTTAGCGGACGCCAATACTTCTTCATAAGTTTTTTTCTCTTCATCAGCGGCACGTTTCGCAGATTCGATTTGCTTTTGGTTAAAGTCTAGAGCAATTTTAAGGCGCAAATCATAAGCATCTTTAGCCGACAATGCCCCTTGTTTTTCAAACTCTTGTACTTTTAAAAGAGCTTGCTGAGCTTTTGAAGCTTCTTTTTCTACTTGTGAGCCGAAATCACCAAAGATACCTTCTTTAAATTTTTGTGCTTCTTCAGCAAGTTTTTTTGCCTTATTTTTTAATTCTTCGAGCTCTTTACCGGTTTTTTGAAGCGGAGGAATAACAGCATCTGGAAAACTTGATAACCTTTCCTCAAAATCAGCCATGGCGCTGGTACTACCCTGCGCCTGATTAACTATACCGGCAAAGCCTTGCTCGATTTCCTTGGACTGTTTTCCAATGGACGAACCTAATTGGTTAAAACTTTCTTGAGCCTTTAAAGAAGCATTAACAGCTTTTTCTATTTGGCTAGAACTTGCGCCGAGCGCATATAAAACCCCAATAGATTTATCAAGGTTTTCAGTTGTATCTTTAGTGTTAGTTACAGATACATTAAAAGAATCTATGACACTAGCAAGCCCGGCAATTGCGTTTTTTGCTATGTCAGAATTTACAACAGTTCTACCAATGATTTTTAGAAAATCATCCCACGCATTTTTGAGAGAGTTAATGCTTCCTTGATATGTATCAAGTTCTTTAGATGCAGTTCCTCCAAATTTTTCGTTAACTAGACCAATTGCGTCGCCGGCTTTTAATTGGTCACTGGTAAGGTTTCTAAATTCTTTACCAAGATTTCCAATCTTACCTATCGAGCCATCAAGTGTACCGCCAAGTTGTCTAACTGCAGTTTCAACATCTACGCCGGTGGCTGCAGCTAAATCAATAGCCGCCTTGGTTAGTTCTTTGGCTTGATCGGTTGTGACACCAAATGATTTGGCAGTAATAAATGTTTGTTTTACTAAATCATCACTAATGCCAGTAGCCGCTTTTAGTGCATCGGCAAATTCTAAAACTCCGTCGACCGCTGCCTTGCTTGCTTCATCTGTAGCCCTGAGTGATGCTTCAATCTGGCGAGTAAGTTTTGCATCTTCTACGGCTTGTCCAATTGCTGAAGACATTGTGTAATAGGCTGCAGTAATAGCACCAATAGCCGCAACTAATGTGCCTTTGGCCTTGGCAAATGAACTAAAAAATGAATCAGCTTGAGACTCTGTTTTTTGTAGTACCCGAACGCTTTCCTTACCAAATAGCTCAATTGCCGCCTGTGCATCCTTGGCTTCAACTTTTATTTGGATAGTTACGTCATTTTCTGCCATGTTTTGACCTCATGTCATCGGCTTGGCATTTATCAAGTTCAACGTCGATTATACCAAAAATCTCAGCTTTAAGTGCACATAGCTCGGATATATTTGAAGTATAACCAAGTTTAGCAAGCCTCTTGCGCTGAGAGTATTCGGCAATAAAGGGTGCCGCTTCATTTTGCATTAAAGAGCCTCTATAACTGGCCCTTGTTTGCATTCTGATAGCGGCCTTCAACCGTTTCCCAATTTAAAACCATTAAGCATCATGCCAGCAATTTCAACAAGAGCCCCGTGAAGGTCGTCAACGTATTGCATCTCGTCAAAAGACTTAACTTCTTCTTTTGTTGCTTTTGATTTTAAATCAACTTCAAGATAGTGATCTTTGGATAGCTTCACCATTTCACGAATTGATTTTAACTTTTGGTTTTGGCTACCTTCAACGGTTCCTTCATCATTGACAGAAATTTGAATCTTTTCTAAGTAATCAAATTTCTCATCAAACGTCGGCATTCTGAGCGTTACGCTACCTTCCCAAGTAGCGTTATCACCCTTACAAACTGTCGGAACTATTTTAATTGTTTTCATAATTGCCCTTAAACAAAGGCAACGTAAACTTCACCGTCACCGTTTGAATTTACAAAAGCTTTTAGCTCAATATCAAGTTGAGCCAAGCCATCTGCATCAGATACAGCGAATGAAGAAAGCGTTGCGGTTGGTACATAAAGGCATCCTGCCTTACCCGGTGTCCAGTTACCACCTGTTTTTTGACCAAAACTATATTGGAATTTTACGTCAGCATTTTGGCGGAAACGCTCAAATTGTTTTGCGTCATATTTTTCAAGCAAAGCAGAGACAGTAATAGTAACCGAGCGGCTTTGAACGATAGAGCCTTGAATACCAGAAGCTGAACATACCGAAGGGATATCAGCTTTAGGAGTATCAATCGTCATGCTAACGGCAGATGCTTTAAAGCAAGCAAACTCAGAGGCAAAGCCAATCATCACTTCATTATCTTTTGCGGCCAATGGGTCGGCGTTATCGAACGATGGATTTTGAGGAGAGCTAAAGTCAACAGCTGCGTCAGACTGATAGCTAAGTGCTCCAGTGTCGTCAGCCGTAAAGCCTAGAACAGCGCCGATAGAATCAGTGCCAGTTAGCCAATCTACGGCAAGAGTTCCAGAAGCTTTAGCAACGGTGAATTTTCCGTCAGCAGAACTATATTCACATGTAATAGTTACGCCAGCAGCGGCACTCATAGAAGTTGCAACAGCGTCAGCAAGTTCGATAGGTGTCTTATATAGCTTAACAGGTACGGTTGCCGTAATAGTTCCAGCGCCAATATCAAAGTCAATTTTGTTTGCTCCAGCTTCAACTTCCATAGGGTCAAAGTAGAAACCAACGCCCTCAAGGTTGTAGCTTGCGTTGATAAGTTCGCCGGCAGAGATATCAAACGATGCACTCGTTACACGGCTTCCTGCCATTGCCTGAAGAGCGCCGCCTTGTCCGAGGTAGTGCCAGAGTGTAAGCGTCGGGTGCGAGTCGTTAGCTGGCTTATAAAGAACGCATTTGCCCAGGTTAATAGCTGCAGGAGTTGCGACGGGAGTTTCAAAGCTAAGTGTTAGGTCATCGCTAGCAACAGAGTCAACGCAACGGATACGGTAACCGTTTGCAGCATCTTTAATTAAAACAGCTTCACCACGTTCAAATTGAGCGCCTTCACCGGCACCAACTTTTAACGCAGCAGCAGTTGAGCCTGCAATTGTGTCATACTCAGTCGCTGCGACCGAAGTTGCACCAAGGCAAGCTTCTAAAAGTAAGCTATAATTTGGTGCTTGGCCTTCAACGCCAGATGCTCGAAGGTAGTGCGAAAGGCTTGCGCTAGGTGCTTCACCGCCGATGATGCTTTTAGCAGTACCGATGGACGCTTTTAATTCAGCGTTATCAAGCAAGTTAAAACCGCCTTGCATAGAAAAGTCATCTTGCAACGCTACATAGTCAGTTGCAGCGGATGGCTTCGCTGGAACGCCTTCGCTTGTTTCTTTTTTGATAGCGAGAACGCTATTTCTTGTCTGAATTGATGCCATCTTTTTGGCTCCTAAACTATGAAAAGATTTAAGTTTGCTCCTGATATTCTACACGCAACGTAATCTCTAGGGCAAGATACTTACTCTGAGCCCCTTGTATGTAGTTGATACCACCGTCATCGGCAATTACCGCCTTGATGCACTTGCCGCTAAGAGTTGAATCTGCTTCGAATGCTAACAATAAAGCACCATGGGCGTCCACAATATCCTTTTCAACAGAGGCACGGCCCAAAGTGTCATTTTCAGTTGTGATAACCTGTGTCACAAGGCCAATCGTATAAGAGCGTTCCCATGTAGCTATACAGCCGACATAACGTTCGGTATTAGTTCCCGCTCCAATTGCAAGGCCGTAAGCTTTGCGCAGAAGTATGGCTGTATTCTCATCTAATGAGTAAGGGTTTGGTACACGCTGAAACGTTGGAAGCTCTGTGGATAGCTTGTTGATAATTTCATCATATATTTCAGCAATTTTGGTCATCGTGTTAGCCAGCCAGATTTATTGTAGATTTCACCCTGTTCAATGTGGCCATTTTGATTTACATCAACAACGTAAAATCTTGAGTTAAGTTCTTCTTGGTAACGCTTATTTGCCATCATGACGTGCTCACGGTATGGAGCTCCAAAAGCATGGTAAACAATTTCCGCCACCTTGTGGCTAGAAGCGTCTTCGAAAACTGTCCAATCAAAGATTTGATTTCTATCTAAAACTAGATTTCTTTTTCTGATTTCTTTGACAACAGATTCTGAAGCCATAAAGTGCTGTTCGTCCCAATTTATTTTACCGGCTTTAAATCCGTTTAATATAGCTGCCTGCATTAGGTCGGGGTACATCGCAGACAAAACTGAGTCTGTACTAAATTTCTGGCCGATATAACTTAACTCAACAGAAAATGCCGACGCCCAAGACATTCTAAGCCAATAGCGATTATATATTTGAAACGTGTTCAATCCGACCGTTTCACTTTTTTGTTCTAAATTCCAACCGCTATCAATATGCAATGACCACGAAATTCTTCCTGATTTTGTAAGCCCTTCGGTTTGGTCAATAATATCAACTACAGGAGACCATGATCCGTTATACCAAACCTCGATAGTTGGCATTCCAACGCTTGCAGTTTCAGGGGTTGAGAGTTCCATCCATACATTATTAAAGGGGCTACTTGCTCCGATGTAAATGAACTCGCCAGCCAAATAACTTAGAGCATAATCCCCAACTCTGAAGTCGGAAACAGCAACAGAAATATCTGTTGTCTCATGTATTACACGCTGAGTTATAAGGCTGACGGTCATAATTTACCTCTTAAACTTCTGGTACTGGCCCGGGTTCATTTGGTCTTTTGTCTTCAACAGGAACTTCGATCGGTTTAGGTGCTGGCATTTTTTTTCCCCTTATTTTTGATACATTACGTAAACTCTATCGCCTACGGATAACTTAGCCAATAGGCCAGCGTTAAAAGTGATTCTAGTCACGCCGCCAACATTAGAAAGCACGTAGTCTTCTGAAACTCCCTCTTGGTGAGGAATACCGCCAGTGACTAAAAGCATAGAATCAGCTGCCGATAGATGAGCGCAATCAATATAACCATTGCTTAAATCGGTTGATGAGAGAATAAAAGTTTCTTTTTTAGCAACTAACGCAGCGGGTACGGCTTGCCAAGTTAAATCACCTCTAAGATATTCGCTTGTGGTGCCAGTGCCAAGGCTTGCTTGTTTACCAGAAATTTCAATACTGAGCGTTGAAACTGCAGAATCTAGCTGGCCTTTATTTAATGCGTCAGTAGAATCTGTGGCGTTAGCAAGGTTTCTGATTTTCGTAGCAGTCATATCAAGCTCTTTAGCTTTGATTTGAACTTTTCCACGAACGCCTGTGCCACTTACAGCAGCAGTCTCAATCTCTACATTACCGCCAGATACGTTAGTCTGTAGACCGTATCCATCTGGTGTGATGAAAATATTGCGGCCAACAGTATCACCTGCTGCATCGTAATTTTCCATCGCAGACAACAGGTACATGTCTGTACCGGATGAAGCGTGTACATACGCAAAGTTGAACATCCACTGCTTGGCCCAATCACCCAAATTATGAGCGTTGTTTGCAATTGGCTTTAGCATTTGAGTATCAAGAGCGTGGTTTAGCCTTGATGTAATGGCAACAAGAGTACCACCATTCAATTTTTGTGTGCTGTTTTTTCCTTGAGAATCAAGGTCGGCGTCAGCATAAGAAGATGGGCCATCAATGATCAAATCATCAGAGAAGAAACTTTTTAAGAATAAACTACAACGTCTGTTAAAATCATTGACAGTAGTGTTTGCTCTTATTGTTCCGCAACTTCCACCAATGGCGTTTAAAATGGTGGGCATTCCACCACCTGGATGCTGATTAAGTGTAATGCTGCTGTAGGAAACGTTGTTAGTAAATAACCCGACATTGATACCGCTAATTGTCATTGCCGCAAAAAATATACATGAATCAAATTGGGCTTGAGCAGTAGCATTATTGTGACCTGTCAAAGTCACTGAACCATTTGTAGAAACTTCGCTAAAGTAAAGTTTACCTGCTGCTGAAGTTACGGCACCCCAATCAAAGTTTGCATTTCCTGCCGCAATTATAAGTTTCGACATACCAGAGCGGTTATCAGCCGAGCCGCTAAAATCAGAAGCCAAAGAAAAGCTTGATGCACTAATGCGGACTGCTTCTTTTTGATCACCACAAATAAAGACGTTGGCTTTGAGTGCCAATGCGCCTTCAGTGTAAGCTCCTGCCTGCACTTTAATAAGATAACGCTTTGTAGGAGAGGCATCAGTAATGCTTGCCATTGCAGCGCCAACGGTAGCATATGGTTTAGTTAAAGTGCCATCGCCTGTTGCGTCAACGCCGCCTTTGCTTACAATTTTAACTTGGGCAATCCCAACCGAGGTTGCGACTTCTTGCCAGGACAAATCGCCACGAAGAAATTGAGCAGTAGTGCCAGTTCCAAGGCTATTTTGTTTTAGAGCCAGCGCATCAAAAACTGCATTTTGTGAAGCTGCCACGTCTACAACCCCATCAACGATAGCGTCGCCAACAGCTGCAGCTTTTGCACGGGCGTCTGTATAGTAAAGGTTTGTTGAACCTTCTGCTACAGCGTCAGTTGAGCCGGGGCTTGCAGAAATTTCAATGTAAGAAGAACCGCTCCAGCGATACGTTTTATTAGTATCTTTTGTGACGTAAATTTTGCTAGTTTCGCCGGTGGCAGGGAACGCAGCAAGATCGTCGTATTCAAGCACGTCATCAACGTAGCTAGGCAATTGTGTCGAAGGTACTTTTCCGTCAACTAAATCTGCCTTACTAGACAGGTCAATAGCAGCAGCGGCTGCGGCTGCAGTTGAGTCGACGTAAGATTTTCTTGCTAAGTCTTCACCCGTTGCGGGATCAATACTCGATTGAATAGCCTCATCTTTGCTTACAAACTTACCTTTTAACATTGCCATTTTTATTCCCTCTTATGATTGATATTGATAGCTCACTCTTATTCTATCGCCAACAGACAGTAAGCCGTCAAGTGGCCCGCCCAACCAAGATAGGTTATATGATACCACCGAGTAGTCAGTGCCGTAAACTTGGGCAGTCGAACCTATTACATCAAGCATAACGCTTGTTGCGTCGCTTGGAGTATGTTGCAAGCCAACTTCTTTTTCACTTATTTGGTTAGCGTCTAGCGTGAAATATTCTACTTTAAAAACCTTGCCGGCAATAGATGACGATGTAACATTTTTCCAAAGTCCAGTTGCAGATTCGTATTGTAAAAGATCGCCATTTGCCGGGCTCGTAATTGCTACGTTATGTAACTCTTGAAGTTCAAACCCGTTTTGAATCTTAACTTCAATAACACCGTCAATATTGTGAGACCTAACTACATAACCACAAAACACCATATGGTTGGGTGCACTTGGCTTGGTTGTCGTTAGCCCGCCCGGAACGGTTGGAGATAAGTAAAGGGCTTGTCCTTCGGTAAACATGCTTGTATTAACTGTCGTCAATTGCCCTTCAACGACGACATAACCAGTACCGTTATGAAGAATGTCTTGCTGAGTAATGCCGAAAGTTTTAGAGCTTCCAGCTTCTGTTGAAGCTATAGATAAACTAACAAGCGGCTTATTGCCGCTAGCTCCAGAGATATATACCGCTGTCTTTTTGGGTATTGTAAAGCCTGTTTGGTTGCGCACAACGCACAGAAGTTTTTCCGTGTTAGCTACAATTGTACCGCCAGCCAATGCTTCCGCAACGCCATTATCACGCTTAATTTTAAAGATTTGATCGTCTTCATCATACCACATCATCACCCGGTTTGATGGAGGTGATTCGGGTTCTGGTATGGCTGTCCAACGAATTTTACTATTAGACATATTCAAGCCTCAAGAATTAAAGTGCCTTCAAGAAACAAAGTGCCTTCAAGTTCTAAAGGCCCGAAGGTGACAGAAATTCTATTTTCAATTATTTTGACAATCGAGTTGAATGGTATCGTAGACCAGCCGCAATGCCAATCGCTTCCCGCTGTAACTGGAACTACAAAAGCCATTAACTAATTTCCTCAAGAATGATTACCGGGGCTCCAACTTCAGCACGGGCATAGAGTTGAATGTGCTCGGTTATATCGTAGTTGCGCTCTGAGTTATCGTTAATAAGAGTGCCTATATAGCCAACATTAGAAACGTAATTTATTTTGATTTGAGAACCAGAATAGTTTTGAATATTTATAGCGTTACGGTTCAAAAGCGCCCCGCTCGGTGGTAAAGCTGTCCACGCCGAATCTGATAAAGTAACCTCTGTTACTCGCCCGCCATTTTTAAGACCAGTAGGCGTGAACTCACCGGTTATATCGCCCGTAAGAGAAGTTCGAACGATGACTTCACCGTCACCATTTACGTCAAACTTTTCGTACTCTCTGTCTTGGAGCGTTTTCGGTAGTGACATCAGATTCAACCTTTTTTGTTCTTACGTCGCCCGTGAAATAGGCAACATGATTGGAACCTTGTTGAACAATAAAATGAATCTTAATCGGTGTTCTAATTTCACGCAATTTATTTATAAGATCACCGGGATCACGCCCAACAATATAGCCCATGGTGTCGTATGGGTTAAGAGAATCAAAAGCTATCATGAAAATACTCCACCAAAAGAGAGGGGCCGAAGCCCCCCTCTCATGATTTTAATTAGGCAGTAGTGACTTTAATACACTTCTTAGCGCCTTCGATTCCAAGAACTACACCGAAAATAAGGTCAACAGACATCAAAATGCCATGCTTACCAGTTGGGTGAAGATCGGAAACTTTAATAGCCATATCTTTCGCCATGACCATCAAAAGTGCATCTGGATGCAGGAAGAACGCTGTGCCTTCTGCCAAAGAATTGTCTTCTGCTAGTTGCATTCCGTAACGACGAAGGCCAACACGTCCGCCGATTACTGGAGTATCAGCAGCGCCAAAATCAGAGCTAACAAGCGTCTGAGAAGCAAGTACATCGCTGTAATACTTTGGATCAAGAAGACCGTACCAGCCTTTTAGCTGATCCCACTTAGCAGCAGAGCAAAGCTTACGAACATCAAGCAATGCAGAAGCGTCCATAGTGGCTTTTACAATTTGGTGGTCAGGAGCAGCTGCAGAAGGTACTAGAGCAGTATACAAAGCAGCGTTGACAGCTTTTTCAACCGAGAAAACTAGAGATTGCATAACCTCAGGATTTTCACGGTCAATCAAAGACATTAGCTCTACTTCGTCAGCAAACTCAAAGGCCGCCGTGACGTGCTTATCAGCTTTTACGTCAACGTAGCTTGTTGAGATTGCAGATGGAGAGAATGTGTTGCTGTCAACAGCGCCTACAGTTTTAGTAGTTGCCGTTGGAGCGTTGACGCTGTAAACACGAACTTGGTCGCCACCTTTGACGATTTCGCCGCTATATTCTTTATTAACAATGGAACCGAGCAAAAGACTTTCACGCAATTGCTTAGTAGCCATCGGTGACCAGTATTTTTGTACTTGATATTGTACGTCGGTTAGATTTGTACTTGCCATGATTTGGACTCCCTAAATTTTATTATTTGTTTATTGTCCCCAAACAATCTGATCTCGCTTCCATTTTTTCATATCGGAAGTTGATGTTAAAGTTTTCCACTCTGATTCAGTAATTTTTCCTGCGCCGCCATTAAGCCCTTGAGGTGCTGTAGCTGGTAGCTTTGCGGTTCTCTGAATCATTTCTGGCCATTGTTTTTTAAGTGACTCAGCCACTCTTGCAACGGTCATCATGTCAACTTCACCAGATTCTGGATTGATTGCTACTTCTGATGTATCAATCAGTTTATACCATTTTTGGTCAACGATACCGCCCAGAGCGTCGATTACGCAGTTCATCTTTAGGCCGTGAGAAATTCGCTCGGATAGCTCCTGCCTCTCTTTGCGTTCACGGTTCAACTCCTCATCACGAACTTTCAGCAACGTTTCATAGTCGCCACGCTTTTTTGCGTCAGCTTCTTCACGTTCTCTTTCTTTGACGGATAAGGCTTCAAGTTGTGCTTGCAGCTTTTTCTTTTCGTCAAGTAGCTTCCGGTGCGTATCATAAGAAATGGTAGACTTACTTTGCTCTTGATTCTCTGATGCAGCTTCAAGCTGACCAGATTGTCCCTCAGGGACTTTCTGCTCGTTCATATTTCCATCCTTGGTTAAAACTATTAAAAATTATATCACTTTTCTTTTTCTTAGCAAATCCCCAAACGTTTTGCGATAGAATCTTAAAAGCTGGTTATATTCGTTACCAGATATATTTAAGAAAATACGCTCTGGCCTAACCCACAACGAGCCATCTTTTCTTTGGCCCACGGCGCCATTTTGGTTCCACCTCGCAACGTCCTCATTTCTTTTGCCGTCAGTTCTTACGCCTTCGGGCCTGATGATAACCGTGGTTCCTTTTACGGTGACACCAAGGCTCTCAAGCATCTGCCCGGTGCGTGTTAGGTTTGATTTCTTTGGAGTTGTATAAGCCGCAAGTTGGTTGAACATGCGCCTTTGTTGGACATAATTAGGGCTTAGTGGTGCTAATTTACCACGCTGCCCAAATTGCTTTGTGACTCCATAACCAAGCCTTGTTCTTTTTCTGACAATTTCAACAGCCTTAAGTCCGAGCTCTCCTAGAACTTCATTAGTCAAATTATCGTTAACGGATTTTTCTATTCTCTTAACGATTGCAGCAAGTTGGAGGCGTGCTTTACTCATACGTTTTTCTTTACATATTTAATGATTTTTAATAACTCATTATCAGTTATGCCAAGAAAATCCCGAGCCTTTTTAGGGTTTGGATCGCCGCCATAGCTTCCAAGAATGTTGCCTTCGGCTCTTGCGTTTTCTTCTGTGCCTTTATCGTAACCAACAAGGATTGATTTTTGAGTTACCTTTAAAATCTTGAGTGCTGCTAGCATATCTCCAGACAATTGAAGGTCAACTCTCTTGCCTTTACCAGCAATTTTAAAATCTAAACTGGCTTTATATTCATCAGAATATGCTGGAAATTTTTTGCCACGCCAGTCAACGTTGTCTTTGACAGTGCGGTTAACAATCCGTTCAACGACTAAATCGGCAACCTGTTCCCGTTGCTCCGAGTTTAAGCCGTATCCGGTTATGTCAATTTGTTCTTTCTGCTGCGCCATCGTTATCCTCTTGAGTTTCAATTGGGCCTGCTTCGCCTTCTCTGGCTTCAAGATTTATTCCACGCTCTTCATCTATGTCACGTTCGAGTTCTTCAACTTGAGCATAGGTCATCTGCGGATTGAGGGCCTGAATAGCCCTACTTCGAGTAGTAAATCCGGCAGCGTATTCGTCACGCTGTTCTTGAATTATTTGAGACCTTTGAGAGCCAACAGGCACAACGCTAAATCGTGTTGTAACTTCTGCAGTGCTCGAGAATATGGTTCTATTTTCAACCATGCCTTGACTTACCCATATTGGGTGCATTTTATTCAAAATCATATCCCACAATTGTGATTCTGTTTTTGAATAGGTGACAGTTTGAGATTGCCGAATGTCAAATGTATCGGCCTCATCAATTATTTTTGCAATGCCTGAAGTAGCAGAATCAGGCTGCAGAGCTCCAACGCTACCTGTTTTAATACCTTTAGAGCCAAGCCATAGAGACATTTCAGATTGAATGAGATTCAAAACTTCTTGATAGTCAACTTCAGGCTTCAGAGTGCCTATCTCTACTTCTTTCTCTGGGTCGTCAGATTTAAGAAACCATAGAGCGTTGGGCGCATATGTTGGATCGGAAATCTCACCATTTTTAACGTATGTAATGCTAAAGCTTGAAAAGAGTGCAGCGAGGTTAAGATCGGTTAAAGCCGCAGGCACATATTCAGCCATTCTAATTGTGTCAATATCTGGCGTTGGTACTAATCTCAGGTGACTTTGATTTGTGTAAACGAACGGCAATACACCATAAGGGTTGATACCGTCACCGAGCCCCATAGCTTCCATCGCTGCAAAGTCTATAGAGGCATCACTTTTGATTACTGCAAATTCATCTTTTGTATAAACCCAATAGATTTCTCTCTTTTTTGAGTCTCTACCGGCAATTAAAATAATCATGGTCGGGTTGGTTAAATCAATCGGGTCTTCGCTGACAACTACAAAACGGTCGTTAGGAATTACTCTAAGTTTTGGCCCGTCTTCAGTGATGTAGGGATGCACCAATGAAGAGCGGCAAGCGTTATAGAGCCTATTTGCTTGGTGCATAACTTGATTGATAAACAATTGCTTTTCATACCAATTTACAAGCTCAAAATCTTGGTCTGTTCCATCACTAACTTCACGCATAACGCCAGTTTGATAAATGTTTGAGAGTTTATCAACGTACCTAGGAACGATATTGATAGGTACAATACGCTCCATTGCGTAATTCAGAACACGCTTAGATAGAAGCCTCTCAAGGTTTCTTATAATATAAGGCTCAAGATTTCCTTCGAGGATATCAAGCATTTTATAATTTATTTGAAGCGTATCTGATTGTGCGCTAACGGCTTTAGTAACAATTTTTGGGTCAATCATTTTTATCCCTCAAAGGATTATAGAGCGTGTTCCACCACGGGTAATATCTGAGACTTTACGCACCATAGCATATCCTAACGCTGTAGTGACGTGTTGAAATCTTTTAGAATCATCCTCGACTATGCTACCACCTTTTTTAAAGGCTGTCAGTCGCAGGCCCTCATCTACAGTTGGGCAATTATGGATAAATAACCGGCACTGACCAATTTCATTTCTGCAGTATGCGTTGATTGTATTGTGCCTAGTCCTAATCGCTGGATTTGCTAGAGGTACTAAATACTTATAATCAATTTTACTACGGTCTAAGGACTCTTTAATGATTTCGTAGTCACTTCGTTTTGAGGATGTATGTCGAGCCTTGCCAGAGGCATCGCCGTAGAGCTCATACTTTTTGCCGGGCACAATTATTCCACGGTCAAGAAATTCTTGGACAGCCTCTTCTGTGCGAGCTCCATCGATTATGACTTCATGAAAAACGTGAAAGACTTCATCTTCATAAGCCATAGCACAGGCCGATAAAGGCTTGCCGTCACCGATGTTAAAGTCAAATGAAATCATAATGGGAGTTTCTGGCCGGGGTCTCCATTCTTTTTTATCAGCCTGAGCTGCGGAGTCATATTGGTGGTAGATGACTTCATCTTGGATTTCGATCCACTCACCGTAGAGCATCCGACGGGCTCGTTTGGGGTCAAGGTCTGTTTTGAGTTGTTCGATATATTGCCTTGGGAGAAAAGGATTATCTTCTGTTCTAGAATAATAGACATGGCGTGTAGGGTGCTTCGAACCATTACTATTAGGGCTAATAAAATATTTATAAGCCCAATGGCTAGGACTGTCAGGGTTAGTAGCGGCAATAATAAGAGGAGATTTGACATGAGGCAGGCGGCCAACACGCATTTTGATTTCGTGGTATGCTTGTTCATCATCACCATTATTCTCCGTTAGTTCTTCAATTGCGGCCCCGGATAACTCCAGAGAGCGCAGTTTGCTATAGCGTTTATCTGCCCATGATTTACTAATTATTTCTGAGCCGTTGACGAACCATATTTTGCCAGTGTTATGCCACACTCGGTAATACCGGCTATCAATACCTTCAAGGTGCTCTAGTATTTTTAGATAGAGAGTATCCTTTAAATCGGGAAGCGCACGTCGACCTATGAGAAATCTTGCCCGATTATTCTCTAGGCAATGGCGAATTATGATATGCGCCATGAGAATAGATTTTGCAGAACCTACAGAGCCAGATAGTAAAACCTCATGAGTACCTTTCATGTAATCGTAACAGGGTATTTCTTCGATTACTTTGCTTTGAAAAGGTATTTTTGTAGGGTCAAACTCTGTAAATGTTGGAGTTGATCCAATCATTTATAAACTAATTTTCTTTTTAGCATTCCGATATTTCCTTTGGAGCCGTGTTATAGGCTAGGACAATCGGAGCAATATTCTCTGGCAAGTTCCAATTTTCTTTCATCCCCATATAGTTCTTAGAAAGCCAAATCATCATCGGAACATTTCCGGTCATAGCTTTTTTATACATCTCTCTTCGAAGTGATGATTTACCGCCTTCGCAGGAACGTTTATAGAAACTAGAAAAACTTTCCCCGTGATCCCGCTGACATGCGGCCTCAAGAGTTT